GGCCAACGCCCAGTTGGATTCGGGGCTGAGCACGGCCGACCGATCGTCCTGCGGACACGCAGACTGATCGAGCCGTTCAGCCGCGCGCGCGAACTTGGCGAAGCTGTCGATCGCCGCATCGGCACCGGTCGCCGGCTGGCCGACCCAGTTGTGAACGCGGAAGAACTCATTCATCACCGCCACGTCGATCGCGTTCGCAAGCTGCACCATGGCAGGCTTGATGACGCGCTCAGCGAGCTCGCTGATGTTCAAGGTCAACTGCGTTGAGGTGAAGGTGAAGTCGACGCCGCGGACTTGGTTGGCCACCATCGTCAACTTGCCTTCGGTGGTGTCCTGCGCCGACGCAGTGATCGTATTGCGAACCGTGAACTGGTTGGGTTTGCGGATCGTGATCGTATCGCCGATGTCGTAGCCGTTCACCTTCTTGCCGAACTCGTCCTCGTAGCCGCGATAGACGCGGTTCGCCATGACCAGCTCGTTGTCGAGAATGCGCACCGCCGCTTTGGCGATGATACTTGGATTCAGAATCGTATTAGCCATTGCCGTACCCTTTCAGGGGTAGCGGCACCGTCCGTCAGCGGTTGCCGTACTTCTTGGCCAACCAGCTATTCAACTCGGCCTCGGGTGAGGCCGGCGAGACGCCGCCTTTGGGCGCTCGCTTCGGAGGGGGTGCCGCGGTCTTCGTTTTGGGTTGCGGCAGGGACAGACGGGCCTCGATATGACCGATCTCACGGGCGGCCTCGCGGTCGCTCATGCGATTGATCTTGTCGAGGCGTTGAGGATTGCGAGCGAAGAAGTATTGCAAGTGAGCACTCTTGGGAGATTCGAGGATCAATTCCTCGACAGCCGGCGCAACGCGCAAATCCTTGGCAGAGGCCATGACTTTGTCATAGTCCTGCTGGGACTGCTCGCCGTTCCGGGTGCGGAACTCCTCGACTCGCTCCTGATGGCGTTCGACGTTTTCGGCCATCCGGTCGGCGCGTTCTTTTTGCTCCGCCTTGACAGCCTTGACGACCTCACGCCCGGCTTGACGCTTATCCAGGAGCCAAGCGGTGTGCTCGTGCTCGTATTCCAGATAATTGTCGAAGTCGGTTTCCTTCGGCTCGGGTCCTACGATCGCCAGCACGTGCTCGTCGAGTTGCGTTTGTGTCAGGCTGCCGCCTACGCGGCTGCGCAGTTGCGCATTCTCTTGCTCAAGCCGGAGTATCTGGTCCCGATAACGGGCGGAACGGCTGCGCTTTTTGGGCTTTTCAGCGTCCGCGTCGTCCTCTTCTTCCTCGTCTTTGCCTTCGTCGGCCTCCTCGGCCGCGTCAGCCTCCTCGCCTTCGTCCTCGTCGGACTCGGCGTCATCTTTCCCTGCAATCTCGTCGAAAACTTCGTCCTCGGCCACTTTCTGCGACGTTGCATCAAGCTCGGCTTGGAGGTCTGAGAGATCGACATCTGGCCTCTGAGGCGGAGGCGCGACGGCTGGCGCGTTGGGAACAACGGCTGGCGCGGGCGTGCTCGTGTCGTCGGTCATATTTCCACTCACGAAAAAGGCCCCACAAGGGGCCCGGTCATCAAGGCGGCTGCCGGTCATCGACGGCCTGCCCGAAGCTTTGAAACTGTGTTATGCTTGGCGCATCAACCAGAATGGGAGCAGCCACATGGAACTAGCGCCTGTTACCTCACTCGATGTCGTTATCATGCTTGTGCTATTTGCCGTTGGCCAAATCATCGGCAGTTTGCTAGCGGCCTGGATAGCAAGTCGATGAATGACCTCTTTTAGGTCTGATAGCGGAGAGCTGCAATGTCAGAAGTTGCTTACTGGATGGGACGGCCCGTGAACGAGCTGACGCGCGAGGAACTCCTCGAAGTGGTCCAGTATATGGGCCGAGAACTTGAGCGCTATCGAGCTCCCGAAATGCGCAAAGCCATCGTGATCGGCAAGGTCGCGCAAGTCACGGGCGGGCGCATCCCGGAAAGAGTATTGAGGGACCGCCTTTAGCTGTTGGCTCCAATCTTAGAGGGAAGTCTCATGATCATCACACCGGACCGTCGTAGCTTTATTGCCGGATTGGTCAGCGCTTGCGCCGCGCCGGCAATTGTCACTAGCGCCGGGTTCCGCTCGGGCTTGTGGCTACCGCCGGTCAATGAGCGGTGGCTTGCCTACTACGACATGAGTTTAGATATGTGGACCGTGCGAGTCGATTTCCTGACCAAGGATTTTCCGATGATGACGCCAGCCGAGTCAGGATTAATCAAGTTGCTCCCCGAGGAGAAGCTGCTTCAGTTCCAGCGCTTGTTCGGCGAGCACATCGCCAAGGCACGCAGGCTTGCTGCACTCACTGACACGGTGTATGGCATCGAAACGAACCTAACTGATTTTATGCCGACCCCTTATTAGAGCTGATAGCCCCAGGCATTCACGGCGGCATTGGTATTGCCGGCGCCTAGTGACGGCATGCTAACGGCAATCGCCGTGTTCAAAGCGTTGGCGGGAAGCGGCGGGTCAAAGATGACGACCAGAGGCGCGCTTGGCACGCCAGCGCCAGCCTGTGCGCCATGGTTGAACGTCAACGTACCGCCAATTGTATTGGAAACGGTAACGTTCACCGTCGCCGCCGCCGTCGCGCCGCCCGAGGTGCAAGTAAAGCCAGCGATATAGGTTGTTTTCCCGGCAGCACCGGCAAGCGTTGCGGTCGCAACGGCGGCGGCAACGTTGCCCGACGATGCGCTGATCGGCGTGGCGCCGAACGGATGCGGTGATACGCAAATAGAGCCATCGGGGCTGACACGCTGTCCTGCGCCAGTAACGGGATCATGCATCGGCATTGGAATTGATCCTTTGTTTAGTCCGCGAGCAGAAGCAGCACAGCAGCCGCCTCATCGTCTTCCTGTTCTTGCTGCAGCCTGCGTTTCCGCTGCAGCCGTCTTTCGGCTCTTAGCTCAGCCTCGATCTCGGCAATCGGCTCGGCTAGGATTTCCTCAAGGGTCTTCTTGCGACGCCGCCGCTTATCCCAGGCCCATCCGGTGATGGCCGGAATGCTGAGCGGGTCGACGACTGTTATCGTCTGGCCTGCGATCGTAATCGCCGCCGCATTAACTGTAACAGTATCAGAACCTACGCCATCGGTTGGAACAACGTTCTGGCCAGCAAACGCAACAGTTGCCCTTGCAACTGGCTCATTGTCGCTGGTTACAACCGAGCGGCCTGCAAGCGCGATGCTGGCCTTGTCGACACGCTCAAGCTCAACATCGAGGACGGTCTTGCCGACCAGGGCGATGCTGGCCTTGGCGACCGCCTGCAGGTCTAGAACCGCGATAGTCTTGCCCGTCAGGGCAACGGTCGCCTTGGTAACTGTTACCGTATCGGCTGGCGCTCCCTGTAGTGCCAGCAGCAGAGACATTTCAGCCTTCCTTTGGCGGGCACCTCATGACCGCAATTAGGATCATCCCTGCGTATATGGACGCCATGCAATAGGAATGCTTCCGAAATTCCACCATGGGAAATCTGCTGGCCCGGAGACTTTTGCTTTTACAATCGTCCCATCGGCATACTTTATGCTCACCCACTCGTCCCTTGGAACGGTTTTTATCGGCCTCCACATTTTACCTCTCCCTCGGTGGGCACCTCATGACCGCGATATCGCCTTCAACGCGCCCCTCGGACCATCGGAAGCTCTTGACCACCAACGCACACTCATACTTGAGCAGAATTTCCTTGATCCGCTGCTCGACCCGCTCGACGAAGATATCGCGGCCCTGTTCAGAGGCCGCGCGGAACTCCTGCACGTCAATGCGACCGACGGTCAGCGGCTCGTTTTCAGGATCGTCCATCAGATCACCAGTGCTACAGCCAGGCCATTGCCGCTGTTGGAATAGTTGATCGTGGTCAAGTTGTTACCATCATTGAATCGAGTCGGATCAAGCCGCAAAAACAGAAATGTACCATTGCCGGTGGCATCGCCAGAAATCACAATCACTTTGTTGTGAACGGCGTTGTTGAGAACCCCAAAGCTACACGTTCCCGGGCTCGGAATCGTAATGGTTCGGGGATTGATGTTCTTGTTGCGAATGATCAGCACGGCGTTGCCGCTGTTTAAGAACGTATCGCCCGCCGGATCGGCATCGGCAAACGTGACCTCGGTGTTGAAAGTGTCCTGTGGTGATAGTGCTGCCATGATGGCCTCCTGTTAAAGAAGGACCATCATATCACGCATAACGTGCAGAGCAACCGGCATCACAACCATTCGGCGCGCCTATTCAAAGTAGCCGTGAACAAAAGCATCGCCGCGGAAGATTTCCGTCGCAGTCGCGGTTCCGAGAAATGCTTGCATGATGATGTGGAAGAACCGGTTCGGTTCCACCACGAGTGGTGGCTCGAAATTAAACGGCCCCAATACTGGTGGAGTAGCCATCTGGCCAACCGCCGCGGCTAATAGGAATGCTTGGATGCCAAGTGGAATCCGGCGAGGCGCGATTGATGTAACTGTTGCGCTGGAAACTGTCTCGCTTGTTGCCAACGATACAGCGCTCGCATTCACGCCGAGCGACCAATCAAAGATTGAGGCCGTGGTGGCTACTGCCACCACTGTATTGACCAGTGAAATTGCTACACTCGTCACACAGAGCTTGAACCCGGCCGGCACTTGATAACCGAACAAGGCGAAGTCTGTGGCCGCACTGGCCACGGCTGCGAATTGAAAGCGGCCGCCGAGCGTGGTGTAGCCAGCGGCCGTGTTCGACAGCGTGGCCGATGTCGGGCTGGTGCTATTGGCGTGATTGGCAGTTTGCGCGAACGTCGATGCGGGAGATTGAAATGCCCCGCGGCTCAAGCCTGTCACAAGCGTATAGTGAAACGGCTCGTTGAGATTCAGCGTTTTTTGATAGACCGCAACCTCGCCGAAGGACAGTTGTGGCGCCGATCCGGGCGGTGTTGCGCCGATCACAATGCGGCCAAGCACCGGCTGGCGCAACGTATCGGTCATCGACGACGCGGCGACCGGTGTTAGCACGGTCAATTCCTGCGGCGTCCCGGCCGGCGACTCCCACATGAAGATCGCACGCTCGGTGTTGTAAAGAATCTCCATGTGGCTGTATTCGCCGGCTGCCGGAGCCGACTGCCCAGCAGACTCCACTTCCGTCCCGGCCCGGTTGACCACGCAGACGAACGTGTTGTTGTTCTTCCAACGGAAGTAAACGCCATCGGTCGGCGTTGTCGCGCCCGATGCGGTGCCGACCCCGAAATCGCACTGAGCATTGTTGGCCGGCAAGGCGGTCGGCATCACGCGGGCGTGAAAGTAGATGTCCGCCTCGTGATAGGTGACGAACGTTCCCAGGCTTTGCAGGTTGATATTGGTGTTGGCGGTGGTGATGGCGCCGCCATTGAGAATAATACGACTCGGTCCCGCCGCCTGCGTGACCGTCATCGTCGTGCCAGACCACGTCCAGATACGATGATCAGGAAATGTCTGCGCGCCGTCGGCCGGATCGTAGAAAAGCAATTGATCTTGAGTGATATCGACACGGCCTTCATAGCCGAACACCATCGGCTCGCCGCGCCCGTCAACCACCATTACGCCAGCGCCGGTCGTCGGAGAAATGACAGACAGGGCGCCAGCCGCGTTGACGCTTGCCTTATTGGTGCCGCCTGAGTCGAGAATTTGAAAGGCGATGCTCATTTAGACCGTCGCATAGTGGACTGTGAATTGTCCGGTTGCCTGACCGGCCTGCAGGTAGACGTTGATGTTCATTTCGGTGGCTGACACATACTCACAGCCGGCGCGTGCAAACATGCGCATGAACTTGTGATCATCGGCCGTATTGCCTGTCGCTGTATCGTCGTCCTGGAAGAACGCTTCCTTGTGCGTTCCGACCGAAAGCCCGGACAATCCAGATACCAGCACAGTTGCGGTGTCGATTGGTGTCGCACCGAAGTCGATAGTTGCAGTACCAGTGGCCATTACGGTGTCGCGTCCACTTCAAAGAGCCCGCTCGCGCCAATGTCCCAGGTACGGGTGTTGCCATCGGCGATGATGTCGGTCGAGCCCCTATCGACGTAACCGACCAGCGGATCGAGCGGCGCCGCTGGCGTGTCGTCGTAAATCACCAAATAGCGATGAGTGGCGATCGAGCCGCCCGCCGCGGTCCATGCAATATCATTGGCAGTAAACCGCCAAATACCAGAACCAGCGCCAGTCTCGGCCCACGACACACCAGCAAGGGCCACCCCGGTCGCAACGTAGCCATTGCCGGCCGCGATCTCGGTGATATCGGTCTTGATCGTGTTGGCAGCCTTGTCGGGCGCCACATTGGTCAGGATTGCCCGAAATGCGTCAGTCGAGAGGTTGATCTTGGCTTCCCCAAGATGGCGCATAAATTCATCGAACAGGGTTAGCGTTGCCATCCGGCTTTCTCAACTATGACATTCCGCGAAAAATGAACGCTGTGGGGCCTGCGAAGGGCAGAGGGCCGCCCCACAGCGCCATTCCAGCCAGGATGGCTAGAACTCATGCCGGCGGCGCCTCCGGCGGCTCGTCATCATAGACGACCTGCATGCCGTCCTTCGTGCGCTTCACCCCCAGCGGCTTACGCTGCTGCGCAAACTTGCCGATCACATCAATCAGGTGCGGCATGTAATCCGGCGGCGCTGGCGGCGGCGCGGGCGGCTCTGGCGGCGGCTGCGATTCGAGCGCCTCGATATGCTGCACAAGATTGGCGACAAGCTCGCTCAGGTCGATCAGCGAATGCGTCATCGAGGCGACGTGCCCCTTGAGATCGTCAATCTCCGCATTCTGGCCTTCGCCGCCAGCTTGACTGGCTGCCGTCTCCACCTTCGGTGCCATCGGTGCCGGCTCTGCTGCAGCAGGCGGCTCAGGCGGCGGGTTCATCGCCAGCTCATGCTCGCGCTTCTGCTGCTCGGTGGTCCGGTCGAGCTGGACTGCGTCGTAATCCAGCTTCTTGAACGATAGCTCGTGCTCGCGGTCCTTCAATTCGTTGGCGCGGGCCAATTCGATGTTCTTCTGCACCTCTTCGGCGGCGGCAGCCCTGGCCGCTTCCTCGTCAGCATGTGCGCCGTGTGTCAATTTCTTGTGCTCCATATCGAGCTTGCGGCGCTCCAGCTCGTGGCTCTCTTCCTGCAACTGGTGCTCACGCGCCTTGTTGATGTTCTCTTGCACCTTTTCGAGAAGCTCTTCCTCGCGCTCCTCGGGCACGGCAGTGGCGGCGTGTCGCAATTCGAGGTTCTCAAACGCAATCGTGCCCTTCTCGACCTCGTGCTGAACATCGGTAACTGCAAGCCTGCGTTTAAGCTCGTCGTTTTCGGCCTCCACAGCGCGTATCTTGTCCTGTAGTTCCGCAATCGCAGGCATCATCATCTGATCGAACTGCATCTTTGCCCTATCGAACTGCAATTGTGCCTCTGCAAGCTCGTTCTTGCGGGCCAGTTCGATGTTTGCCTGTTGCTGCTCGGCTACCTTCTTCGCCTCAAGCTCCATGGCCGCCTGTTGCTCGGGCGTTGGCGGCGGCGGCGGTGGTGGCGGCGGTGGTTCCTCGCCCGCTTCCATCGCTTCCTTGGCGCGGATGTTCGGCGGCAGCAATTCCTTGGCGCGCTCGGCGATCTTGTCCGCCAAGGGCCAATCCTGCGCTTTGATGAACAGGTCGAGGAACAGCGAAGCCCCCTGCGGGCCAAGCGTGCGCAACATTTCGGTCATACCCTCACGCGATTCCTCGCGCTTCGTCGAGAACGATGCACCCATCTCGACCGCGACATGATAGGCACCGACTGTCACATCATTGAGCCCGATGCCTGGTCCAGACCCTTCCTCGTTCATGCCGGGCTGATTGATCGGCATCTGATCAATCTTGCCGTCCTCACCCGCAATCTGAATCGTGCGCTTGGTGTCGTAAATCTGCGGGATCATATTGACGATAATCTGCCCCGTGCGCTGCACCGAGCATTGAAAATTGCTCAGATACACAAACGTGCCGGTATCGCCCTCGTTCTGCCGGGCACGGATCGCAACGCCGGATGTTTCGTTTGACTTGGCGCCAAGCGCGGCCGGATAGATGCCGGTCGTCGCATTCATCGCCCCCTGCATCTCGATCAGCAGGCCGTCGAGGTGCTGCGTGTTGACTGCCGGCGACGAGCGTTGAGGCGGCGATACGCCTGGAACATGCTTATAGCGCATATACGGGAGATTGCGCCGGTTGGCACTTTCCCAGTCGTCCTGAAACTCCTCAAATTGCTCGTTCGTGCCGATCCAGGGTGACTTGGGCTGCAGCGCAAGGACCTCGGTCTTGGTCGAAATTCCATAGTTGTAGATGCGCTGCACATCGCGCAGACAGCGCACCACGCCGCGGCGCACGGTCGCGCGGCCGATCTGCACCTCCTCGCCGATCAGCGGCACGATCGGGATGTCGGGGCCAGGCCACTTGTCCGGCCCCTCAATGATCTCGGTCGCACTCACCAGCGCGCGGTAGACGCAATGACCATCGCGGACCTGAATCCTAGCGCCCGCGGCCTTCGCAAACGCTTCGGCATCCTCGTCGCCGGTCACGTCATCGATCTTCCCGTCCTGATAGAGCGCAAGCCGCTTCTTCTCCGGGTCGATGTAGAACCATTCGGCAATGCGCACATGCTCATCGGAAAACCACGACGTAAAGCAAGTGGGCGTCGATGGCGAGAGCGGATCGGATGACTTGCCGGGATAAAGCCGATCGAACTTGCGCTTGGCCATGTCCACCGGGACAAAACAATACTGCGCATCCGAGCGGTCGGGCAGCACGGCATCGGGGTCCCACACGACGGCAACGCCATCGGGAATCGGCTCGATGCAGATTTCCTGCGCAAAGGTGTTGGTGCTGGCGTATTCGTGATTGACGCGCCAGTGGCCGATACCGCAGCCCGCTTGCTGGTCGGCGGCGTTGAAGTAGATCGACTGTGCTTTGCTGCGCTGCTCGATATAGCGGATCATGCCCGGCAGGATTTTGCTGGCAACCTCCTTCGAGGCCGCGTCATTGACCGGCACGACCTTGATCGCGGGCTTGAGCTGCCGCATATCACCGGTAACCTGGCGCACGAATTGCGGGCATTGGTTGACAATCAGCGCCGGGCGGCCCTCATCCATGCGCTCGGTCAGTGCCTCCTGGTCCCAGTGCTCCGTTTTGTCATCGCCGATCAGGCGCAGATCGCGATAGGCTTCGTCCTGGTTGTCGCGGTCCTTGTTCCAGCCGGCCTCGTATTCTTCCTGGAACCGCTTGATTAGGTCATCTTTATTGACGTTTTCGCCTTTGCGCCGCTTATCTTGGCCGAGATCGCCAAGCTTGGTCTCAGCCTCGTCCGGTTCGGCGTCGGCCTGGAGAGCTTCCTCGGCCTTTGGGTCGGCGATAAAGTACGGGCGCTTTGGCGCATAGCCGTTCGTGGCGGCTGCAGTGCCGCGGTTTTTCCTTCTGTTTTTGGCCATGATCTATTGCCGTTGCGTGGCTTGATCGAGCGCGACGCCGCTGGCGGGCGCCATGATGCCGTACTTGCGCAAGATGTCGATAATATCGTCGCGGAAAAGGACGTAGTTGCTGGTCCCGGCTCCCTGTCCGCGCGATCCCTGGTCCAGGTAGCGGATGCCGGGGATGCCGGCGTCGCGGAAGTGATCTGCGGCGTTTACGCTATATTGCTTTTTCATCCCGTGACCGGAGCGCGTGAACGCATCTCCAACTAGGTCGTATATCTGTCCGCCGGTTCTAACATCGGACGGCATACCGCCGCGGCGATCACGTACCTCATTGTAGGTTTTCTGAACGAGTTCGTTCTGCCCCGCCAGCGGCCTATCCCAATCCAGGAACTGCTCTGGCTTGGCGTTGATGTTCACTTCGTACATCTTGCCGGGTGTTGGCTCCCATCCGCTTTCGATAAGGTCAAACGCCTTCGCATATGTCGGGTCCTTAGCCTGCCGCAACAAGTCCACACTTGCCGTATGACGATTGCCACCAGCGCGGCTTGGCCATCCCGTAGACCACATCCTCCACGCCCTGCGGCGCCCGAGCTGGATTGCGCGGCACATGGACCAGATCGCTGCTGGTCATACGAGGAGCCGGAACGGCAATCACGTCGGCAGGTATCTTTTCGCCAAGAGCCCCGAGCGTCGGCCACTCAGCCACGGCCAAGCTCCGCTAGTGATGCCCAGCCGGACTTCTTGTCTTTGCCCTTGGCCCGCTTCGGGAGCTTCATGCCTTTGGAAGCCGCGTTCCACTCGTCGACATCAATGCCTTGCCGTTCCAGTTTGGCTCGGTTGGCGTTGAAATAGGCTTGTTGAGCGCGGGACTTAAATGGCATCAGCCCTGCTCCCGCACCTTCGCCGCCGCCTGCAGCGCCAACCTGATCCGGTCGCGCGTCTCATGGTATTGCGCCGGATAGGCTTTGCGCCATTCCGTTGCGTCATTCCAGCGCGAGGCTACGTAGGCGTCAGTTGCGGCATCAAGCTCATCATCGCTGATATCGATCGGCTCTGACGGTGTTGCCGGTAGCTTGAGCATGTCGTGCAAAATCTCATCTGCCATCGCCCGCACCCTTCCTGGCGGCAACTCTATCGCGGCACTTTGCCATCGCATCTGGCGTTGCGATCTCGCGCACACGTTCGACTGAAATATCGTGGTAATACGCCACGGTCTCTTCTGGCACTTCATCAAAGGCACGAAACCTGATGATTTCGGCACATTGCAAGTCGATCATCGTTGGCC